AAATCCTGATGTAATAGCTGGAGCTTGTATGCCTAATGTTTCTGACCATTCAAAACCATTAGGTCTTAGTGTTCCTATAATTCCTTTTGAACCTGCAGTTGATTGAGTATCAGCACTATAAAACATTCTATATTGTGATTTATCTCTAATAACTACACTACTAAATTGTAATCCTGTTGTATTTAATATTTCATTTATAATAGGCTGTATAGCTTGACTTATAGTTCCTAATTCAACGTCACCAATTCTTGCAGTACCAGCAACTGTTCTAAATCCATCTGGTGCTAAGAATATCAAGTCACCAGCAATCTCTTGAATAGTTTGACCATCAACACAACCTACGTTTTTTGTAACCGGTACTACTGCAACAGTACTAGAATTATTTATGTTTTGCAACTTAAATATTGAGTTTTGACAAAATATAAATAGTTCATTACGGAAACTTTTTAATCCTACTATCTTATCTTCTAATGTTATACTACCTGCACCAGAACCTGTAAAGCTATCTATATCTCCAGTAGAACTATAATAAATAGTATTAGGTGTGCTTGGGTCTCCTGCTAACACTAAGTGATTATCATGTATAGTACAAAACTTTGCAGTTGTTGAACCATTAATTGTTATTTGACTAACAAAGTAAGTTCTAGAAGATAGTTCAGTTCCTGTTCCTGTCATTTTAAATAAGAAAGGTTTATTGTTACCACTCTTATCTGTTATAACTAATTCACCATAATCAGAAGTACCTTCAAATAATGCAAACTCACATTGGTCTATAGAAGTTAAACTTAACTCACTACGACCTGAAAAGGTACTAAAATTATCTCCACTTCCAGAAACACTAGCTTTATTTATTTGTAAATAGCTTGTACCATCTTGACTAAAAAATATATCATTACCTGCTACAGCTACTACACCATCTGCATAAACTGATAAACCTTCTATATCTTCTGCAGTATTAGGTCTAACAGCACTACCACCTCCAAATACAGTAAATCCATTTATTCTTCTGTAACCACCTTCAATAGATACTTCAAAGTTTCTTAACTTTGTTGCAACTCCGGGGGTTCTTAATAATGCTAACGAGTTTGTAGATTTATTAAGACCACCTTGTAAGGGTACTGAAAATGGCATTGATGCTGCCATTAGAAATATCTCCTATCATCTGTCATATATTTTGGTTGAGGATTAATTAAATTACTCTTCATAGCTCTTAATGCCTTTCTATAATCATCTTGTGCCATAGCAGCTTGTTGAATATTTTCTTTAAATTGATGTACATAATATCTAGTTCTAGCTGTTATTACATTACTATATTGTTCTGGCATTGGTATAGTGTCATCAAAAGCTGATAAAGCTGTTGGTTTTTCAAAAGCATAAAAATGCACATTGTAAACTTTATCTGGTATTGGACTTAATCCGAACTTTCTATGGTCTGGACTTTTAAATACATATCTAGGTTCGCCATGAGCAGCATCTGAACCTTTAGCATCATCTGCATTTTCTGCATCTCTATGATACTGTTTCCAATCAGCAAGAGTTAAAAATTTTAATCCTTGTGATACATAAGGTTCTGATTCACCACTAACATTAATAGTAGTAATATAGAAATCATCCCAGTCAACTGCAGAGTAATCTGAAGTTATACTAGAACTACTAGCCTTTAGAGTGTACCATCTTTGTCCTGCTACTGTAGCTACTGTTACATTCCCATAAAAAGGGTCTGTACTTCCACTAACTCCAGCACTAAAAAAAGGTAACTCTGGTTCAGCATTTGCTATATCAAACAATGATTTATTTATTGCATCTTTTACAAAAGCTTGTATGCCTGTAGCTGAAGCAAATGAGCCAGATGTTAATACTACTTCATTAAGTTCTCTAAGAACTTCATTGCTTAAATCTAAATATGTTGTTGCCATTATTTTTTGCCTTTAGCTTTTTTCTTTGCTGTTTTGCTTAAGTCTTTAAAATGATAAAGTCTTTTACTTGTTTTTGTATGAGTTTTATTAGAATGTAACTGACCATTAGGCATTTTATGCATACTGCCTTTATGTTCAGTACCATCTCTAAAATAATGTTTTACACCTTTAGCCATGATTAATTAGGTTTAGCTTGAGGCATACCACCATCAGCATACATCATTCTACCCATATTAGCTTTTTTTCTTTTCATCATCATTTCTGTACCCATATTAGCTTTTTTTCTTTTCATCATACCACCGGGCATTTTCTTTTCTCTTTTTGTTCCGTACATTTATTTCTCCACTTTGTTTTTTTCGTTATAGTAACCCGGTCTTAAACTTTCGTTATAACCAGCCATGTCTTTACACATTTCTTCTTTTTCTTTTAAAGATTTGTAATAAGAAATGTTTCCACTAGGTTTTGGATTACCTGTTTCTTGTTGTTCATATTTATCCATATCTTTCCTTTAAAAAAGGAGGAGTCCGAAGACTCCCCCAAATGATTATTCTTAATCAATACCGTAGAAAGCACTTACTAATGCTTCAGGTCTAAGAACTTTTGCTCCATAGACATGAAGACCTCTAACGATGTCGCCAAAAGAACTTTGGTCTCTTAGGACTTCTGTTGAAAGGATTGTGTTAGCAGTTGCAGTAGAACTGATATGACCACCCATACATTTACCAGCAGCATTAGATGTTGCAGCAATGTTGTTAGATTTGTACATATCAAATCCTCTTAGTTTTCCACTAGATACTAAACCATTTCTAATTGAACCTTGACCTGCGTTGAAGTCTACAGATAACAATTTAGAAGATGCTTGACCTAATACTTCGTAGAAGTCAGGACCAGCGACAAACCATCTTCCTTCTTCAGGAACATTTTGTTCATCTAATAGTCTTGCCATTCTAGCTAAAACATCTATTGGGTCATGCTCACTAGAACCAAAACCTATGTCAAGGTTACCAGTTCCATCAAATGTACCGGCAGCTAAGTCGGTAGCATTGTCAGCACCTAACACATGGTCTGGTGATGAACTAGAAACTCCTGAGAACATAGTTGCGATAACAGCAGCATCATATGAATCTCTTAAAGCGTAAGCTGCAGAACTTGAAGCTACTTCTTTAAAGTTTACATGTGACATATTTGTTTCAATATCATCTACGATGAATTTGAAAGCTTTAGCACTATCGACAACCAATGTTAGTTCTTGGTCAGTTAGTTTAGTTGCAGTAGTATCACTACCTCTTGTATAATCAGAGACAGAGATTACTGGTTCTTTGATAATCTTTACTGAGTCTCCAAAAGCAGATATTTCACCAGCATAGTCGGTGTTTGTAATAGCTTCTACAACCGAAGATTTTCTAAAGAAGTTTAGAACCTTTTTAGAGTATATCGAAGGTAGGAAGAAACTATTAGCTTGTCCACTTACGGAGTTAGCAAAGTTAGCATCGGTATCGGTTGAAGGTTCAAAAAATTGAGCCATGATACTTCTCCTTATAAGTTATAATAGTTATTTTACGATTCTGCCTTCTTGCATAGCGTTTGAAATTTCCTCTTCGTACTTATCAAACTCATTCATGCTCATGGCAGCAATCTCCCTTTCGGACCATACTTTCTGTTGCTTTGGTTCTACACTTGTAGTTTTAGTAGATACCATATCTGCAGCAGATTGTTTAGTCTTTTTAGAAGATGACTTAGTCTTTTCAGTCTCTATACCAAAATCTTTTTTAAATAAATCTAAAGCTCTTGAAGCTAAATCGGCATCTTCAGCATTTGAATAAATCCATTTTTGAATTGATTCTGGTTGCTCTTTTGCCCATGTATGAAAGTCATCGCTGTTTCTAATATCTTCAAAATCAGGGTGTCTATCATATAATCTTTTTTCTGCATCTTTTCGCACTAAATCTTGTTCTCTTTGTTGAAGTTTACTAAGGCGTTCTTCTAGAACTTTTGCTTTAGTTTCACTTTGCATATGAGCAACAGTCTCTACTACTTCATAAACATCAGGATAATTTTTTTTAAACTCTTCTAATTCTTCTTCAGATTTTGGAGCTTGATATTCAGTTCTATTTTTAGTAGCTTCATCTATCAACTCTTGTTCTCTGATTTTAAACTCATTAAGTTTACTATCATAATGTTTTTTTAAATCGTCATACCTTTTTTTATAGTTAGGTCTTTTATAAGGTTTATCCTTATTAGCATCTAACTCTTCAGTATTAACGCTTCCTTCAGGTTCAATATTTGTAATATCACTACTGTTAAAAAGTTTATTTCTTTCAGTAGGTTCTTCAAAATATAAACCTTCATTTGCAGATACAAAATCTACTTTATCTTCATTGTGCCAAGATTTATTTTGATTATAAGGATTTGGCGTTTCCTCTGTTTGGACTTCATTAGTCATTTTCTTTACTCCTTACTCAGGGCTTCGTTCACAAGGTAGCTCTTTGTCGACAAGAGGGCTTGTTGTAAAGGTAGCCTTTCTGGTTTAAATATGATAAAGTGCCTACGCTAATAGGGTGGCTTTATCGCTTATTGGTATCTAGGATTAACTGACATCATGTTTTTTTTTAACTCATCACGAGCTATATCAGAATCAATAGGTCTTCCAAATTGGTCAACCTTTTCTTCTTCT